AGTGATTTTCTTCTTTACTCCAATACCATTTCATCCCAGTATCTAAACCATTAATACCGACATAATGAGGATCAACTAAATCATCCTCTGGAGGATCATCCCTATTGTCTTCATTAGTTATATATATTTTAGGTTTACTATTTAATTTAAATCTTACATAATAACTATGATTATCCGAAGGATTAGGATTGGCTGTTTCGACTAGTTCATCAGTTATGGCATTTACATGAGTAAGTACTTGTCTATTTCTATATTCACTCATATCATCCTCAACTTCAAGAGTATTAACCAAATAAAGATATGATTCATTTAACTGCGGTCCTGTGTTTACAGTTCTATCATTAAAATAAAATTTTTTATCAGGAGCTATAAAACACTGCCAACCTATTAAATTTTTCAATTCATCAAATAAATCGGAACATGAAACATAAGGACAATTTATACTAATCTCATTTGTTGTTGTTTGGATAGAATTACTGTCATATGTAATGCCTTCGACAGCTAAATAATCATCAATGACCGTTTTTATTAATTCAGATATAACATATTTAGGGTAACTTTCATTGACATAAATTCTGTCACAGATAGCATGATGGTCAACACAAGTAATAACTTGAGACAACATAGGTTTCATGTTTATTTTCCTAGATTTTGGAGAATCTATTTTACCAGCATAAATCAAACTTCCATTTTCATAAATTTCAACCGACTTCCCACAAATCGCCGTAAAATAAAATAAAGACGGATTCAAATTTTTATCAATTAAAGTAAAACTAAGAACTCCACGCGTTCCAGATTGATCAAAGTTAATATTTAATGACTGGGACAATACAGTAACCCCATTTGGCAAATCTTCTCCATCAATTTTTATTGTAAAAGCCGGCATTAGAATTTACCTCCATATCTTCTTAATGTTCGTTGTATCTCATTCATGAATCCAATAACATCTTGAATGCCATGAAAATTAAATTGAGGATTGTTTAATGTTGTTCCTGCTTTTGTACTTCCTGACTCAATATTTAATTGTGGATTTAATCCATTAAGCATTAAGTTAGCTAAAAATGATTTATTAATATCCATTTCAGCTTGTCTTAAACTTTTTAAAATTGAATCTGAAAAATTTACTTTATCTAAATTTTTCAATGGGCCTTCTTTAGCTGGCGAAAATGGTAATTTATTAGTAATTGTTGAAGCAATATTATTGGCAGTGGCTCCCAATTCTCCTATTTTACCTTTAATCCCTTTTATTATTCCATTAATAATTTTTGCTCCAACTGCAACAAAATCAATATTTTTAAGTGCTTGTATAAATTTATTGCCTGCTTCTCTTCCTTTTGAAGCTAACTTTGATATCTTTTGAGTTACTTTAGTGACTAAACTTTGGGCTAAATTAGCGGCTGCAGTAGCCATTTGTCTAAATTTTGTCTTAACAGCAGAAATCATATTTTTAACTTTATTGATAACAGCCCTATTTAGAGAAGTAAAAAAGCTTATTACTCTGTTTAAACCAGCAATAACAATTGAATTAAGAACTGCCAAACCACCCTTGAAAGCTGACTTTATTACATCCCACAGGGCTTTAATTATTGCTTTTATCGCAACTGCAACATTTTTAGTTAATGTTTTCACCGCATTCCATGCACCCTTCCAATCTCCCCTAATCACTGCGCATATTAATTTTATTACATCTTTTATAATATACATTGCAGCTTTTATAATTTCCATGATTAAATTCCAAACATTTTTAACAAATGCCATAATTGTTTTTCCATGTGCTTTCCAAAATGCTTGAATTCCTTTTAATACAGATTGAATTGTTTTTTTGATCTCATTAAATATAATTATTGCATTCGCTTTAATTGTATTCCATGTTTGAATTACTTTTGCTCTAAAATCTTCATTTGTTTTAAATAATTTTATAAAAGCAGCTATCCAAATTCCTATGGTAGCGATGATAGTTGTAATAAAAATAACTAAACCAGCAAAGGCAGCAGCTAAAACTGCTAATACAGGCAGTCCAACTGTAGATATAACAGTTATTAACCCTGTAATAATTGTTACCAAACCGCCTATAGCTGCACCAACTATACCTATTAATGTTCCTAATACTAATAAAACCGGACCTACTGCAGCAGCCAAAGCACCGAAAAGTATTATCATTTGTTGTTGCCCAGGAGCCAAAGCCTGAAATTTAGCGGTTAACCATGACATTACATTGACTAAATTTTCTAAAACTGGAATTAATACCGATTTAATTGTGTTAAAAAAATTTATTGCAATTACTTTGACTTGTGCTAAAGCAGCATTCCACTTAAAATCAACTGTTTCGGAAGCTGCTTTAAATGCCTTGTCTAGTGAACCTGTTGAATTCGAAACCTTATCAAATATCATGGCATTATCATTTGCACTTTCTCCCATTAAATCAAGAGTTCCCATTAAAGCCCTGATATTAGGGAAAACTCTTGCCATTGCTTCTTCTCCGTATTTATTTGTCATTTCTTTAAGATCAAACAAAGCACTAATTAAACCTTCATCTTTTATTTTTTTTCTCATGTCAGCAGAACTCGTTCCCATTGCTTTTAATTGGTCCTCGGCTTGTTTGGAAGGTTTTAATAAACCTGCCATAATTCCTTTTAATTGGGTAGCTGCCTCATTTGCGTCGGTTCCTGTTCTTGTCATTGCTGCTTGCGCTGCGGCAACTTGATCAAAACTAACTCCCATAGAACTCGCAAGTGGTAATACTGCTCCCATAGAACTCGCAAGTTCAGAGGCTTCCGCCTTTCCCTCTTTTACAGCAGCTGTCAAAATATCAGTTGCTTTTGAGGCAGATAAATTTTCACTTCCATAGGCATTCATAGCAGATGTTACAAGATCGGCAATTGTTGCAGTATCACCCATCCCGGCAGCACTTGCCTTTCCTGATAGTTCCAATACATCCATTGCCTCAGCACCACGCAAACCTGCACTTGTTACAAAAAATAACGCTTCTGCCAACTCTTGAGGTGCTTTACCAAGTTTTGGAGCCAAGGTTAAAATATCTCCACCCCAATCATCAACTTGATCTTTTGAAACACCAACTAAGCCAGTAACTTTACTTAGTTCTTTCTCAAAATTTTTCCCAAGAGTAAAACTAGCGGTCGCAACTCCAGCAAGTGGCAAAGTTACATACTTAGTAAGCTTACCTCCCAAATTTGACATACTGCTTCCTATTCTTTGTATATTACTTCCTAATTGATTTACAAAATTCAAGCCCATGTCATGGGCTTGATTCAAAGACGAGCGAAAAGGGGTTGTGTCTCCGTCAATCCTTCCCGTTATTTCACCGATAATTACTCCCATATTCCCCACCTCTCACTTTATTAAATTGTTTTTCAATTTCACTTTCACTTGAATCAACAAAATTTCTATTATCTTTTTTATTATACCATCTATAAAAAGCCGAGGATTCAGGGAGGCCTTTTATAAGAATAATAAATTTTCGCCATGTTATACAATCATTTTCGTAAACATAATTTAAATCCAGATTGTAAAATCTAAAAAAATCTGCTTCTATTGCTCCCCATGCCCAAATCATTAACCGGGGATCATCATCTGTCTTTTTTTTTGATTATGACTTGCATTTATCGAATAACCCCATTTTTTCATTATTGGGGGAACGAGTGTTTCTAAAACTATATTTATTGTTATTTTATCATCTTGACTATTGTCAAGCGCCTCCATAAAGCTATTCCCAAACATATATTCAATAAAAGTTAAAATTTTATCGTCAGGAATAATAACATTCATTTTTCCATTTTCTTTTTTTAAGCAATATCTTAAAAAGAAAGTAGAAAATTTAAATGGCATAGTTGCAGGCAAATAATAATTTTTATTTAAAAATTTTACCACTATTTTTTCTTCCTTATTTTCTTGAATAGCTTTATCAAAATCAATTACAAGTGTATTTTCTTGATTTTGAATTATTTCTTTATGCTTTTCATTTAAATATTTTATTCTGTCATTGTTATTTCTTAATTCCATATCCAACCCTCACATATTTTAACTATTTGGTGTAATCTCAGTTTTCGAATTTACTCGAAAATCACCCTTAAACTTGTATGGTCCCGAACTATCGCCTTCCTCTTCATAACTTGTAAAAAATCCACTCAATAACCATCCATATCCTGTATTTCTTACTTGTCTTACTTCAACTATTTCTCCATGTTCCGCTGCATCTCTCAATTCAGATTGACCATCATCAAGTCCGCTACTAGCTGTTTCAATTGCAATTCCTTCAATTGAAGCAGTTTCATCAACACTAATAGCTGTAAATACGTTATGCAATACATCAGTTCCAGCAATTGTATCCTCGGCACCTGTAATATCTTCCTCAGATATTTTCAACGCTCGGCTAAAAGCTGTTATTTTTGCCACTATTTCACTTTCAACACTTATAGTGGTTCCGCCAAATTTAACTTCGCCAATTACATTATCCACATTTACACCTCCTTATTATAATCTATATGTGTTATTTATCGATTCAACCCGCATATTATAAATAACTTCATATTCACTTCTATTTTTGTTATCCTTCCCTAAACTAAAAGGAGCTTGATCAACAAAAACCATACTTACAATATCTCCACCACTTTTCAAAGCATTTCCGCCAAATCCCATGAATTTCTTATGAATGTTTTTTAAAATTGCTTTTGCTGTAGAAGTGACAGTATTTCTTACAATAATTTGAATAGCAAATAAATCAACACTTAAACTGCTTGATTCAATAATTGCTGGCGAACTTACATCTCTAACAGTAATACAGTTGTCAGGATTTAAAGGTTGAAAATCTTCAAAAATATTAGTTCCTATTGTGCCAAAGTTATTGTTTTCAAGCCATGTCAAAAAATCATTTGCCATCATAATCTATTCCTCCTCAAATTATTTTCAAAACTTCTTAAAGCAACCCGATTAAATGGATCCCGCAAATAAAAACGCTTTCTTCCATGTTGGAAATTTGCTTGTGTTTCATGCCATCGAATTGCATAAGGAACAATAGGAAAACCAGTCCCAGCGCCACCACCATAACATACACATCCTCCTGGATTACTTCCAGAATTCATTATAACACATCCAGAATGTTGTAATATTCCCTCATCAAGTGGAACTTCACTTTGACTTTCTTGCAAAGTATCTTCCAAAGCTTTATTAATTGAATCTTTAACAATTTCAGTCGTCCTATTAATAATTTGATTCCCTCGCCAATAACGCCAGCCCATTAAATCACCTCACAGCTAATTCAAAGTGATGAGTTTGACCAGTTCTAGGATCATCAATTGGATAAATTTCTAACACTTCCATATTAGATCTAATATAAGGTGCAGTTTGATCAATCATCCAATACTCATAGTCAACATCAATTTCACAATTATTTTTTAAAAAAATAATTGCTTTCACTTTTATCTCTTCCCCATATTTTTCTATTTTTAGATTTGTTCCATACTCAACAAATCCTTTTAATCCTGAGGTACTCTCAGCATCTGAAAACTCACCGGCTGAATTTTTTTCTCTTTTCCGAAGGGTAAGAGTATGTGTCATTAGTTTGTTAAACTCCGTATCGCTCACGCTCAACATCCCTTCTTGTCATTCTTACATTACGATTTATTAATCCAGATGAAACTAGAATACTATCATAATATCCCATCTCGTTTGATAGTATTTGATTGCTTGAATCGGCGGTATTTCCAACGCTGAAACGTCCAAGCTTAACGTTTTTTACTCCAGCAGGGGAATCCCCATTGACATATAAAATTTCAATCATTTTAGCTACCCATATTTTTATAGCTTCCTTTTGCTCTTCTGTTAATGCTGTATACTGATCTATATACCATGTATTAGCACTATCATCAATTTTCCATCCATCAGAAGTAGTGCCATGATTGCCTATTCTTGAATCAAATAATTTACATGCCAATTTAATTCTCATAACAGTAGCTTCACTGCCATCTCTTCCAGTTAAAAAAGAATAATCCGAGGCATTAATATACATTTATTCCCACCTCCACCATGTTCCATCTTTGCCTTTTTGATATCCAGCTTCGTCTCCTAAATATTGATAATAAGCACTATTAAAAGCTTTTAGCCAGATAATTTTAGCTTTTTTGGGTAAATCTTTTATTTTATCTGGCTTGTTTGACATTGTATAAGGCATCAGATTACTTCCTTTAATTGATTAATTAATTCTTTTTTTTTCCCAGCATATGAAATATTGTTTTCCTTACACATATCTTGTAATTCTTTTAAAGTATAATTTTCTAAGTTGTCTACTTTTTTAACAGTAATTTTTTTATTTTTTTTGTCATTATTTTTTTTAAAAGTAATTTTTTTTACTGCTTTAAACTGATCATATAACCTAAAATCTTTTAAATTCATTTCTACAATATCACCAGTTTTATATTTATTTTTCTTATAGTATCTTTCTTTTATGAATTCAACTTTCATATTATACACCTACTTTTAGCTCGTTTCTTCTGCCAAAACAGCAAATGGATATCTTGTATCCTCATCTTGATTTAAGCGATTTATTGGATTTGGCACTTGCCACGCCAATCTCATACATGCTCTTAATGCAACCATGTTTTGCTGTGCTAAATTATACAAAATTTCCATTGTTGTAGTATCTTGTATAACTGCCTCAGTCAATATTTTCCATGAAATCTCTTTTCTAATTGCATACATTAACTCTTTCCAAGAACCAGAAATTAATAATGATTGTGCTGGGACAATAGCTCCATTTCGAGGGAAAATACATCTTTCACCATCTAATCTATAATCAGAAGCCCCCTGCATTCCTTCCTTATACAAATTTTTAAATATTGGATTTCCAGCAGTATCTCTTAGAACTCGCAATTTTGATCTCATGTTCATAGCCGCAACATGACCATCAACCATAAACCCATCTTCTTCAACTGTAGAAATAACACCACCTTCACCCATTATGTCGGTAAATATGTCATTATTGCCATTATTGTCTTGTGTACTTCCTAACGTAACAAAATTGCCGGCTGCAATTGCAGACGATACAATATCGTCTGGCCAAACTGCAGGAGCATTTACTCCATAAAAAACAGCTTGATCAAAAGCTAAACCAAAAGCTTCCAATAATTTTGGTTTTGATTCACCCCAAATGTCATAATCTACATCATCTAAGACCGCCTCTGGAATTGCAACAATTACATTCAATTCCTCAGCGTCAAGATATTTATTCTCCCATAATAATCTTGATAATCTTTTCCATTGTTCTCCTTCAACTACATTATTCGGCCCAGGATTACTAAAATATGCAGTTGGCAAAGCACTTAAACAAGGCATTCTTCGTTGAGATCTTGCCATATTTGGTGCTCTATAGCCAAGTGTCATTACAGAGCTATATTCTGGGACACTTTCTATTATTTCTCTTTGAAATTCTTCAGGCATTAACGCTTCCGCACCCGTACGCGGTATATACATAATACTTCACCTCTCTATTTATAGATATTTACTCACCTCGTCCAGCTGCCCGTCTAATCAACGCATTCATGCTAAATCCGCTTTTATTTGATGCTGAATTTTTATTTTGATCATCTCCGGTCCTATTTGTATTACTATCTTGATTTTTTGCAATCAAATAAGGCTTATCCTTTATTAATGCTTTCAATGCATTATCAACACCTATTACTTTTCCATTTTCAGTTACATCAATGTCATCTTTGCTGACTAGCGCATAAGCAGCATCCGAATCAATAATCTTTAGCTCTGATGATCTCGCAATAATTTCAGCTTTTATCAATGTTGAATTAGCTTTATTTATTGCCTCATCAGCTTTTTTTATTGCTTCGTTTTTTTCATCTTGCAATTTCTCCGCTTCTGTCATTTGCAACTTCTTTATTTTTTCCTGTTCCTCTTCTCTAGTTCTTTTAATAGCTTTATTAATTCTTCTTGCTATTACATCATCAAATTCTTTCTGGCTATTAAATTTAATACTAGTATCATTATCATTATCATTATCATTAGTATTAGTATTAGTATCATTATTAGTATCATTATTAGTATCATTATTCCCTTCGCCACCACTGTCATTTCCAGCGTCGCCAGCAGGAATTTTTAAAATAGGAATTAATGGACCTAATAATATTGTCATAAAAAAATCTTTTACCTTCATAAAATCCTCCCGTTTTGAGCTCGTCAGCTTTTTTTGTCCGTTTACGCCCGTCGGCTATAATTTAATTATACCGCAAGAAAAACAAAAAAAGCAAATAAAAAAAATAGACAGTTATCAACTGTCTAAATAAGTACTATTTTTTAAGTTAATATAATGATTATATATTAAATTCTCTTACATTAACATATTTTACCCCAGGAGAGATATAATAATTATTCCCCTTGGCATCTTTTAACCTAGCTCCATCAATTACATTTGATGGATTATTCAAAAACCTTTTCATGCTATTTACTTCATCGGAACCAATAATCATAACAAATGATTCCTTATCTGTATCAATATGAAGTTCTACAAATTCATATTTACTCATTTTACCAACTCCATTCCTAATTTATCCATTCTTGTACATTTCCTTCATGACCACAATTTTTACAAAAATATTTTACATCTTTGATCGTCAAATTATTACTATTACATTTTGCACATTTCCCAAAATGCATATTTCATCACCTCCTTTCATTAAGCTTTTCTACAATTTTTTTTATAATTTTATATAATGACCGACCATCCTTAATATAAAATTCATTTACATCTTTATATTCTTTTATAGTTATGAAAAATGTAACAAGATTAATTTCTTTAATTTTATTATGAAGTTTTTTTCGTGCTTCAACTCCTTTCTCATCCATATCAAATGCAATTATCAAAACAACCTTGTTTTGAATTAATTGATTCAAATTTAGTTTGAGTATTTCAACGAACTTATCTATCATTGAAATACTATTTAGAGATATCGATTTATACCCCATATCTTCAAAACTGAGACAATCAAAAATTCCCTCAGTTATAAACAAAATATCATTGAATTTACTATTTTTAATATAATCAATATTAAAAATTTTTAAGCTTAAACCTTTTAGATTTAAAATTTTTACACCACCTTTGTTTAAATACTCATCTCTTCTTAGAAGACAATTGACAACTTTGCCATCTTCCCATACTGGAATAATATTTTGATATGAAAAAATATTATTCACATTTGGAAGTAATTCTTTTGGAAAAACTTTTCTAGGATCTTCTATCAAAATTTTGTACTTATCAAATAAATAAATTTTCAATATATTTCTTTTAAAGAAATATACATGAGTTTTTCTTCTTATTTTAAAATTATTTATCTTTGTATAATAATTTGTTATAATCTTTGTAAGATTATAATTTGTAAAGTTATAGTTATTTTGCTTTTTAATATTGCTCTTTTCCCTATCTTTAACTTGAACATTTTGAATATTTAAATTTAAAATTGATTTTCCTTTTTCTATTATCAAGGGAAAATCTTTTTTAATATCCAAATTTTCAAGAATTGAAATTACATTTAATGAATCTCCTTTCAAACCGCAATGACAACAACAAACATTATTGTTATTATCAATTGTTAAATTTCCTTTGGGATTATTATGCCTTGCATGAAGACAATCCCAATTATATGGAGTCTCACGAGCTCCATAATATTTCAAAATTGTCTTTAAATTTCTTTTTATTTCTTGTTTGATTTCTGATTTCATAATTTCACATTTCACCCTTACATAAATTTTATTTCAACGCCGTATGTCAAACTTAAACCTTGAACAACTTTATCAAAGCCATTCACTTTATATTGAATTGTTCCATCCCATATCTGACATTTTTCCAAAATTGTTTCAATATTTTCATTAACATTATTTTCTTCAAGAAAATTAATAAATACTTTCTCATCACTTATATATTTTTTTGCTTTTCGAAAAGTTATTCTTGCACTTGGAAGATAATATATATAATTATCTTCTTTAACAATTACTGATTTATCATCAATAATTTCAAAATTGTCATTGAACTTATTCCAAATGACATCCTTCATAAATTCAATTTCTTTATAATGTTCATCTTTAACATTATTAATTTCTTCTTCAAAATGTAATATCATCTCATTACATGTATCAATATACATGCTTTGTCTTATCTTTTTCTCTACATTATTAGTTTCAATTTCTTTATATTTATTAATTTTTTTTTTATAATTTTTGATTTTGAAACTAAAATTATCAATTTTTTTATTCTTTTTGTATTCTAAAAGTTTCATTTCATCAATCATTTTTTCCAGATTGATGTTAAATTCAATTTGATTATCCATCTAACCTTATACCATTCCTTTCTAAAATTTTAATTGACTAATATAATATCACGTTACTTTTATTTTGTAAAGAAAAAAGGAATTAATTATTAATTAATTCTTTCAATTTCAAATACTCTTCTAAAATCTTTATTTTTTTTCTCTTAATTGTTTTATTACAATTTGAAAGATATAAAACTAACAATAAATAATGCTTTTCATTCAAATAAATAATTTGTTTTGGCTTTCCTCCCTTTGTTCCCTTGCCATAAACAATTTTATCATATTCAATATTTCCAAATTTCAAAAAATCTCTTTCATGTAACTTTAGTATTTTTCTAATTGCAACATGCGTGATTTTAAGCTCATCACATATTTCCCTACTATTATGTTTCAATTTAATCACCTATTTAAATCATCTATTTTAATTTTAAAATTTTCACAAGCTCTTGCAATTGTTTAGCCGCTGTTTTACCCGCCTTACCTCTCAAATTTTTTGGATATATTTCATTAATAAATTCTTTTTCTTTATCTTGCATTCCTTCAGTCAAAGCAATTTCAATTAATCCATTTAAATCTTTCATATTTTTAGCATGATATCCAATACCTTCTTTATAAATTCTATATTCAAAATTATTTTTATCATGCTTAAAATGATTCAATATATCTTTCTTGCATATCCAATCCGGAAATATCACAGGTTTTCCAAGGATCCAAGCCTCATACAAAGTACTGCCAGCATCAGCAATAACAACATCGGCATCAATTAATTCTTGTATAGTCGGTATATGTTTTTTTCTTTTATGCTTTTTCGATGTTGGATGTAAAGCAATAGTTGTTTCATAATTATTGGATATTTGCTCTATATATCTTAAACATTCAGGATAACTACTTCTTCCTTTATGTTTATTCGTATA